GCTATCATCGGCTGATTGTCGGATCCGGCCTTTTGGATCGCGATGCCGTTCGACGCAAGGCCGTTCAGCTCCACGAAATCAAAACGTGATTGGAGCGGAGCCGATTTGATCTTGTTGAGCGACAGCGTCTGCAGTGGCCGGGCAGGGTCATTGACCAAAGCTCTTTGCGCCTTGGCCGTATAGGCGGCGGTCCACTCGAAGCATGGCGAAGGAGATGCGACCTCCATGCCCATCGCCGATATCGTGCCGTAATTCTGAGTGTCCCCCCACGTCACCAGGGCCGAATAGGTGCCACGCTTGGCCGTGAAAATATGGCCGAACAATTGTCGTTGCCACCCCCATCGCCCGGTGTCGGTGAACCCGTATTCCTGGTCCCATGCAAGCAGGCTTGTGCTGTCTGTATACGGCATCGCAACATATTCGAATGGCTGATCACCCATGGCGGTGATGGTATTCGTAAAATCAGGCACACCAACGCCGCCGGAAAGAACGCCCGTAGCTGGCAACGTCAACTTGAGGCCCGGCGGCAGGATTTCGCCGCCAATCGTGCCGTAATAGTTCAGGCTCACCGTGATGTCATTGCCGTTAACGCCCTTCCAAAGGCAGTTGAGGGTCACGGTTGCCGTAGCAGCCGCGGCCGCCACCGGGAGGTCGAATATCACATTGATCGCGTCAGCGATGTTGGTCGCTATCGTATCAACTGGGTCGGTTGCCCCGATGTTAACCGGAATGTGAATGCCGCCAATATAGAGATGGATGGTGCCGGCGTCGGTCGGTGGGCTCGCAACCGTAATGGTTCCAGTTGCAGCCGTTCCCCCCGTCGGTTCCTTCACGCCGACCCCCCACACCTCGTTACTAAAATTGTTGCTGAAAAACGCACTGAACATGCGGCTGATTTCGGAGCCCTGTCCCCAGTGCGCATCAGCCTGCGCCTGAGATCCCACCGCGACGGGCACCTCCAGAGGCACGTCACCGGCGGGCAACGCGGTACCGACGAGCAGCGCGCGCAGCCCGAGCTGCGGAAGGCCGGCTTTGGAGGGGTCGACCTCTACCCAGTACAAAGGCACCTTAATATCTGCGGGTATCTGACTAAAAGAGATAGGCACTTTTGCCTCCTATATTTGGTTGACGCCGGTCGCTACATCGGTCACTGCGCCTAAGCCTGTCGTGACCTTCCGCTGCCGCCCTCGTCCTCGACAGTCACATCGCCTTCAGCGATACGCTTCTTGGTGAACTTATCTAGCGGCCACTCGACGGAACCCTGTTCCGGGAATCTGATTCCACTCGGGTGCTTTATGACCTGGCGGAAATCCTCGTTGGTCGGAAGCACGCGCACCCGCGGCTGTTTAGGCGTGATCTTCCTGAGCCGTGCATTGCGAGCCTCGAGATATTTCTGACGGATCTGGAATCCGATCGTCGGTTCATTCGGTTGATCATTCATGGCGCCTTCTCCTCTTCATCGGCCTTGAACGGTGGGAACTCATATTCGATAATTATGCGCTGCACCTCGTCGGCGGGCGGCACCCCGCTCGCGTAGTTGTCCGTGATTGGCACCACTTCTTCGTGGATACGGAGCAGCTCGTCGGTAATGACCGGATCGAACATGGTCCGGTACCTCACGGTCGCGATGTACTGCATCTCGCCCATCGGAATTTCTCGCTTCCCGATCACGCCCCAATTATGAATTCGGGTTCCGCGCATGACGCCCTCGATGAGAGCGCCGTTCGCCATGTCGCTCTGCCAGAAGTTCGTCAGCTTGGCGTCACACCACAGCCCGTTCATGATCGCCCAGAAGGCGGCATCTAATTTGAGTTCGGAAGCGACGGGATCATTGTTCTCGATGATCACCTGCCACCCGATCTTCAGATCGTTGATGAAGCGTATGTCGCCCGCGTTAGCATCGCCATCGGGCGGCATGTCCTCGCCGATGATGTAGACGCCAAGATAAGGCAGCAGCGGTTCCTGGATCGGCAGCTGCTTGCTGCGCCTCGCCTTGAAGCCGGCGAAAAACGGAAGCTGCACCGTCTTCGCGAACAAGGTATCGCGAATGGTCTGCGAATAGCTCTGCACCGCGACTGTCATGGCGCCGCGGTCACCAGCTTGCGCAGGGCGAGCGTCGTCTCCCCGCCGCCGTTGCGCGTTACCGACTCGACCTCAAACGGCCCCTCGGCCGGCACCATGTTGTCCGCCGGTATCGTCAGCTGGTCGGCCTGCTGCGGCGGGATCGGAAACTCGCTCTCCAGAATATCGAGCGTCATCCGCTGAGCGACGAACAGCGAACCATCCTCGAGCACCTCCTCGAGCAGATCGCAATGCCAGATGCCGCGCGCCGCCACACTGCCTGCGCCGGGCTGCGACACGATCGGAGTGAAGGTGAAAGGTCGCGCCCACTGGGCGAAATTCGGCGCGTAGATCATCTGCTCGAAATTCAAGCCCACATCAGACCTCGTAGTGAATGAAATGCGAGAGAACCTGCATGAGCGGGCTATCCATTCCAGCCGACTGCCCCGCCTGGCCCATAGCCGCCGCCAGGATTTTCGCGGGATCGTGAAACGAGATACGCGCTTCCTTATGCGAGAGTTGATGGATGCCGCCGATGGTTCCCAGCGACGCAAGCAAACGCGACTGCAAATTTAGAATAGCGAGCGCATGCTTGAGCGCGCCAGGGGCCTCGTCCGGAAGATTGAAGCCGCCCCAATAGGTGATTGTGACAGGCTCGCCCGCCGCGACCCCAAAGAACGACACCTTGCCGGAATCCTCCTCGAGTTCCCAGTTGTCGGGGGAGACCGGCGTTCCCACCGACTCCACCGCCTCGATGTCCGCGTGCTTGACGGGCCAGTGGGATAGAAATACGCGATTGCCGCCGTTGAGTTCGCGCCAACTCTCGCTCACCTCCTCGCGGGCGAACACCCGGTTGCAAAGCCGCGAGATGGTGGCGGAGTTGATGTCGATGAAAAGCGCAAGCTGTGCGTCGTCACTGGTGTCGGTGAGCGAGATGCCGAGCATCTGCTTCGCCTCGTCCAGCGTCATCAGATCGAAATTGGTCGCAGGCGTGAGCACCTGGACGTTACGATCTGCCATTTATCACCTGGCCGCAATCTGTGCGAATAACGGCGCATCATCAACCATTCGTCGATTCGCCATGCCGGTATATGCCGGATTGAGTTCGATCAGCACCGCGTCGCGCTGGAGGCGATCGGCCACCAGGCCGGTTGTGCCAGCACCACCAAAGGGATCGAGCACCGTGCCCCCCTTGGGACAGCCGGCGAGGATGCACGGCTCGATCAGCGCGGGCGGGAAGGTGGCGAAGTGGGCTTCCGAGAACGGATGCGTGGCGACTTCCCAGACGGAGCGCTTGTTGCGGGTTGGCGAACCGTGGTTTGCGCCGAGCCTGCTTGTGCACCCGAGTTGCTGGCCCATCGCATTCTGCTTGTGTTGGCTTCCTATGCCGCTTGCAGTCTCAACGTCTCCGATCGGCCCTAAAGCGGCCTCCTTGATCGCCTCCGCATCGAAATAATACCGCTCGCTCTTGCTCAGCAGAAACAGATACTCATGCGCCTTCGTGCACCGGTCCGTGACGCTCTCCGGCATCGGATTGGGCTTCGACCAGATGATGTCCTGTCGGAGCCACCACCCATCAGCCTGCAGCGCGAACGCAATGCGCCATGGTACGCCGCAGAGGTCTTTGGGTTTAAGTCCTAATGGAATTTGCCATGTCCGATCGTCCATTACGCTGCCAATGTTGGTGTGCTGCTTCCCATTCCCCCCCGCGCCCCTGGTAGTGGCCGTGTAGCTATCCCCCAAATTAAGCCACAGCGTCCCATCCGCCCGCAGCATCCGGCGCACATCGCGGAACACCAGCACCATCTGCTCGACGTAATCCTGATAGGTGGCTTCGAGGCCAATCTGCCCAGCGACGCCGTAATCCCGCAGGCCCCAATACGGCGGCGAGGTCACGCAGCAATGCACCGAAGCATCGGGCAGCGTCTTGAGCACATCGCGACAGTCACCGCACAATGAACGAATCATCTACCACCTGATCGTATCGAGCAATGAAGTAAGCCGATCCCGCCACCTGTGTTGCAGATCCGGCCGCAGGATCGGCTTGGTCACGCCGCGGCGTGAAGCGATATGCTTGCGGCGCAATCTCATCGCGACCTTCTTTCGGTGCGCCATCTCACGCTGGGAGTGGGGGAGGATGATCGTGTAGTAGTGCCGGTTGCGAACCCTCGAGCCTTTCCGCCCGGTGCGTTTGACCCACGGATTTTTCTCGTGAACTTCCTCGGCTTCCCAGTTGAAGAACTCCTGCGGCACATCGTGACGCAGCTTCGCGATCTGTTCCCGCATGTGCTTGAACCGCGCGGCGATAGCGTCCATGCCGGTCGAGCTGATCTCGAGCATTATTCCGTCTCGTCCTGGAATTGCTTGAACAGGCCGCGAAGCTCGAGCGTCTGACCATGGCTGCCGTCCGACATGACCGGCGTCGCAGCGTAATTCTCGCGGTCGACTTTCCAGCTCGCGATCCTCGGCGCGGGCGCCCCTCTCTCGCCGCGGTCTCCCTGCGCGCCGCGGTCGCCTTTCTCCCCCCGTGGGCCCGCTATGCCGCGCGCGCCTTGCCGCGCCATGAGCTGCCAGCCGGCGCCCGGACAATCGCCGGGACGGTCATGACGGGCGATAAATGAGCCGCCGTTGACGGCAACGATGTCGAGCGCCCGATATTCGCGATCCGCATCGAATGTGCCCATAAGCTCCGGCATCCTGGCGTCACGACCCGATCGCGCTATGCAAATCCAGTCCTCGTGGGGAGGAGGCTGGCCGGTGTCGCGAAGCGCCTGCCAGGTGGCCCCGTCATGGCAGACTACATCGGCGGCATAGGCAACCCCGGGCTGATAGGCCTTCACGATAGGAAGGGCGCCTGGTGGCCCTTGGTTGCCAGGCTCCCCTTTCTCCCCCCTCTCGCCAATCACGCCCTGTGGCCCTCGCAGCCCCGTGTCGCCCCGTTCCCCGGGCAACCCTCGATCCCCATCGGGACCGGCCTCGCCGCTGGGCCCAATCAGCCCTTGGGGCCCTTGCGGCCCGGCTTCGCCTGGGAAACCCTGGGGGCCTGCTGCGCCTTCCCGGCCCGGGGGGCCTTGCGAACCAGGTTCGCCGGCAACCCCAGGCTCTCCGGGATGGCCCGCGACGCCTTGGGGGCCCTGCTCGCCCCTCTCGCCTTGTTTGCCATCTAGCCCGTCCTTTCCGTCGACGCCGTTGCGCACCTCTGCCAGCCGCGCCTCGATGTGTTTCTTCAATGCATCACGTTGCTCGACGATCTCAGCTCTGAATTCCGCGATCGCGGCTCGCGCCTGCGCCTCGATCAGCTCTCTCTCGCGGGCCCATGCCTTTTGATGCTCGGCGCGGATCTCGGCCAGAACAATGTCGGCCGCCTCCCTCCAAGCATCAATGAAAATTGCGCCCAGCTCGGGCGGTGGCGGCGAGGATTCTGCGGACTTCCCGTTTGACGGCATCGTTGTGATCCTTCGCGTCGCCTAGGCCATCGGAGGGAGCGACGCCATCTTGCTGCGGGACCGGCGAGGCAGGCGGCGGCGCTTTAGGGCTCGGAGCTGCTGGTATCGCGCCGGCCGCAGAGAGCGGGACCACTTGTTGCTGCACTCTCGGCTCGTTGCCGAACTTAACCTCGGGGAGTCCCTCCTCCCCGCGCGCTTCATTCGGCGAGTAGATGCCACCCTGAACACCACGCGCCAGCGCCTCTATGCGATCCTTCATCGCCGAGCGCAGAAGAGCGCCAGTATCGAACTCGACGTATTCGTCAGGCTGCCCCTTGAGAGCAAACAGAAGGCCAAACGCCTCCTCGATGTGGTTCAAGGCAAAGCCGAGGCCGGTGGCAATCCAGAACTGCATCAAGGCTTCGGTCGACCCGAAGCTTTGGTGGCCCTGGCCGGTCACCCCGAGGACCTGCATCGGAATACGAAACACCAGCGCAATATGCTGCTCGGATATCTGCAGCATCTCAGCAAGCTGAGCGTCTTTCGCGCCAACCGACCATGGCTGCACTTTCAATCCGGCCGTGAGAATAGGGGAGCCGCCGGCGGCCAATCCCTTCGACTGCTCGTTCCAGCGATCGCGGAGCGCCTGCACCTGATCCTTGTCAAGCACCAGGTCGGTCTGCAGCACCGCCGAGGGCCGCGCATTGTTGAGGTAAAAATTCATCTGCTGCGCGCTGATCGCGCCTGAGACGCCAACATCCTCCAGCGCGGCAATCAGCGGCGTCTGGCCCCATAGTGGGAATGGATATCGTCGCGTCCGATCGGCATGAAGCCGAATGTGAAGAACATCGCGCTGCGGGACCACAAGCGGCTGATTGTCGAGACGCCGTTCGATGATCTGATTTC